TGAGGCTACCGATAAGGTCGTCTACAGCGGGACGGGAACTGCTACTGCGTTGAAGCTCGGGACCGGGTCTGCCGCGGTGGATAACATCCACTTCGATGGCAACACCATCACCGCGCTTAATACAAACGGTGGTATTACGCTGGCCCCTAACGGCACCGGCACCGTGGCTATTACCAACGTAGCCATTACCAGCGGTACAATTACCGGCGTCTCATTCCCCGGCAGTTTCACCGGCATTATCCTCATCGAGTCCGCTACGCTGGCCACCAGTGCAGCAGCGGCTGGGGTTAATCTGAACGGCAACACGCTAGGTGCCGACGGCACCGATACCAACATCGACATCAACATCACGCCCAAGGGCACCGGTGAGGTGAACGTCACCAACATCGACGTGCTCAGCGGTAAGGTGCCTTTCACCACGATCACTGGCCGGGCCTTTGCCTGCTTCTCGGACGTGACAGACCAGACTGGCAGTGTATCTGCTGCCACAGCAGTCAAGTTCGGTACGACCGAGGTTGTGGGCGCCGACATCACCATGGTCACCGACGGTACCAACTTGACTCGCCTGACCTTTGCCGCGGCCGGAACCTACATGGTTGCGCCCAGTCTGCAGCTGGCGAACTCCGACACCAACGATCACGACGCCACGATCTGGTTCGCGCTGAACGGCACGAACATCGCACGGTCTGCCACCCGAATCACTGTACCGAAGGCGACAGACGGCGGCGCGGCTTATTTCCAGATCGTTTTCTATGTGACGGTCACCGCCGGGCAGTACGTGCAGGTGTTGTGGCTGCCAGAAAACGTAGCTGTAACGCTCGACCACACTGCGGCCGGCGCTATTGCTCCGATAACTCCTTCGGCGATCATCGTTGCGGAGAGGATCGCGTAATGGCCAAGACTCCCGCGTGGACCCGTAAGGAAGGCAAGGACCCGAAGGGTGGCCTGAACGCCAAGGGTCGGGCCAGCTACAACAAGGCCAACCCCGGCAAGCCGGGGCTCAAGGCCCCGCAGCCCGAAGGCGGTCCCCGTCGGGACAGCTTCTGCGCCCGCATGGAGGGCATGAAGAAGAAGTTGACGTCGAAGAAGACGGCCAACGATCCGAACAGCCGGATCAACAAGTCTCTCAGAGCGTGGAACTGCTGACATGGCGAGCCCCAAACCCACCAACCCCGCACTCTGGTCCAAGGTCAAAGCTGCAGCTAAGGCCAAGTTCGATGTGTACCCCTCTGCCTATGCCAATGCGTGGGCGTCGAAGGAGTACAAGAAGCGCGGTGGCGGGTGGAGCGGCCCAGACAACCGGGTGAAGAAATGAAGAAGGGCGGGCTTGGCAAGTGGTTCGGTGAGAAGTGGGTCGACGTCAAGACCGGTAAGGAGTGCGGGCGCTCCGGGTCTGAGAAGTCTTCACGATCCTACCCTGCTTGCCGCCCAGCCGCGGCGGCTGCCAAGATGACGGCCAGCGAGAAACGGTCGATGGCATCCAAGAAGACTGGCCCCGCACGCAAATCGTGGCCGGTTAAACCATCAGGCAAGAGGACGTGACATGCCACTGAACGCCAAGGGTAAGAAGATCAAAGCCGCTATGGCTAAGCAGTACGGTAAAGAGCAAGGTGAGCGCGTATTTTACGCCTCGGAAAACAAGGGCACCATCAAGGGTGTCACCAAGAAGGGGAAGAAGAAATGAAATACCTGCGCAATAAGAACGACGGCTTCATCTACGAGTGGCACCCCGTCCTCGCTAAGAACGAGCTGTGCGAAGAAGTGACCGAGGAAGAAGCATACCCCGAGCGTTTCGCACCGGCTGCGGTGGTCGCTAAGGTCAATAAGCGTACCAAGAAGATCGACCTTTCGACTGATGACATCCCCATGCCACCTGTGTATACTTCGGCCGAATTGTCGGCGGACGCATCAAGGGACCTGCCTGAATGACGCCAGCGGAAGTCATAACTGAGGTCCGGCGTCTCGTGCAGGATCAGTCAACACCGTATCGTTATACCGATGCGGTGTTGTTGTCGTATGTCAACCAGACGCTGAAGCGCATGGCGGTCCTCCGTCCTGATCTTTTCTCAGAGATTGTGGACATCACGATTACGGCAGGCGCCGCAGTGCAAGAGCTTCCCGCGGATGCTATTCGGTTGGTCGACATCTTCCAAGTGAAGAACGGCAACGCGATCACCGAAGTTGACCGCGAGACTATGAACCGGAACTACCCCGGCTGGATGCAGGAGACGGCTGGTCAGCCGGTGAACTTCATGCGTCACGTCAAGAATCCCGATCGGTACTTCCTGTACCCTCGCCCTGCTGCGGGGGTAGTGCTCGTGGGGGAGTACGCCAAGACCCCGGCCGACTACGCTACAAACGCGGAGATCGACGTACTGCCAGAAGTCTACTTCCCTGTTCTGGTAGATGGTGTGGTCTACCTCGCCGAGTCGATCGACGACGAGCATGTGGATTCCGGCCGTGCTAAGCTGTTCTACGACAGCTTCACACAGCAACTAGGGGCCGGGTTGCAGAGCCGTAAGATCACGGACACGAAGCAGGCCGGTATGGATAAGGGCGAGGTGATCTGATGCCGACACGCGCGTTCACTGATCTGCTACCTAAGGTACTACCCAGTGTACCGGGGTGCCCGCAGCCGCTTGCCGTCCAGCACATTCGTGATGCTGCGATCCGGGCTTGTGAACGCACGCTCATGTGGCGGTATGTCCAACCAAAGTACCAGCTGCTTCCCGGGGTGTTCGACTACGAGTACGCCAAGCCGGTCGATACCGAGGTCCACGTGGTGTTCCGCGCCTTCGTCAATGACTCGCCGCTCGAAGTACTGACGCTGGAGCAAGCGCTGGATAGATACCCTGAGTGGGCAGACATCTATAGCGGCGAAGACCCGTCAGTGGTGTGGAGCCTTACACCGCCCAGCTACACCGGGTCAGACGTCTACGACGAGACAGAGTTCAACCCGGGCTCTGCGTTCGTCCTCCCGCCGGCGATTGTGGCAGCTGCCGCGCAGCCGCGGTCTATCACGCAGGTCAGCCCGGATCGCTACATCATCCTCCCTCTCCCCGATGGAGAGGATACCTACATGATGCGCATGTTCTACGCGCTCAAGCCGACCCGTACAGCCACCGGCATGGACTTGGTTATCCTCAATGAACTAGAGGAAACCGTGGTCCACACCGCGCTGCAGCAGCTTCTCGTTATGCCCGGGGTCTCGTGGTCTGACCGTGAGTTGGCGTCGTACCACGCCAAGCAGGGATTGTTCAGCATGACCGAGCGGCGTGCTCGGGCCAACCTGACTAACTCTCGCGGCACCATGACTGCACGATTCCCCAGTTTCGAATGAGGCCGACATGACTGTAAAGCTCAAGAACAACGTACAGTCCAGCCTGCGCACAGAGGTGTCGGCCACTGACACGACTGTCTTCCTCCCCGTCGGGCACGGGGTACGGTTCCCCACGCTCGGCGCCGGGGAGTACTTCTACATCACCGTCGAAGACGCCGCTGGCAACTCCGAGATCATGAAGGCGACGGCCCGGGCCACGGATACGCTAACTGTGGTACGTGGTGCTGAGAGCACCACGCCACGGACCTTTGTCACTGGGTCGACTGTCGAGATGCGTGTGACTGCAGCGAGCGTGCTGGATGCTGCGCAAGACGCCGTGACCGATAACGCAACTTCCGTGTCCATCACTGGCGGCACTATCAGTGGGGTAGCTATTACCGGGGGCTCGGTCTCTGGGATCGTTGACCTAGCTGTCGCCGACGGCGGTACCGGTGCGTCCACTGCATCCGCAGCGCGGACAAACCTCGGGCTTGCTATCGGCACTGATGTGCAGGCGCATATTACTGGCGCAGCAACCACGATCACTTCTGCCAACCTGACTGTCTCTAGGGCGCTTGCCTCGGATGGATCAGGCAAGGTCGCTGTGAGCGCTGTTACGACTACGGAACTCGGGCATCTGTCTGGGGTCACCTCAGCCATCCAAACGCAGCTTGGTGCGCGGCAGCCACTGGATGCCACCCTGACGGCGCTTGCTGGTCTCGACACCGCGGCCGGTCTCGTCGCGCAGACCGGGACTGACACGTTCGCAAAGCGGACGCTGACCGGAACAACCAACCAGCTCACAGTGACCAACGGCACTGGCGCAGCGGGAAACCCGACCGTTGCCTTCGCCTCGACGCTTGAAGTCACGACCACTGCTGACGACGACGGCACCATCTCGACGGGC